TGTCTTATGGGTGTTATGTCATTAAATGTCTGACCTTCTTCTATATAGTATTTAAGATGCGTTCCAATACCCATGAAGTCAGAGCTATCAAGAGCTACCCAGTTGTGTAGTCTTCTAGCACTGCCTAGATACTGGTTGGTACTATACTTCTCCCAACCACCAAACTTTTCTGGAAAACCAAACCTAAATCTTACTTTGTCTCCATCAACAAAGCCACCTTCGTTACTGTAAGATGTAATGTCAGATACAATACCAGGTTTAAATTTCAAAGCTGTCATAGGCATTATGCTGTACCTCCAGTTAAAGAACCACTACCACTTGATGTAACATTACTAATACCTTGTATTGCTTTACCAGCACTTCCTCCAGTAGTTCCACTAGCACCACCAGTTGGTGCTGATGAAGGATAAGATATTGTAGTTCCTATACCGCCTGATCCATTATTACCAGAAGTTCCGTTTACACCAAAAGCACCACCATCACCTCCATTACCGCCAGCACCTGCGTTACTACCACCTGAACCTCCACTTGATCCAGATCCAGCAGATTGATTGTATCCTTGACCTACGCCACCTGCACCACCAGTTCCTCCAGTAGTTGGAGTATTTACAGCTAAATTTAATGTAGAACTCATTGTATTATAATAAAAGTTACCTGTTGGACTAGAAGAACCATACGGACCAACTGTATAATTACACCAATAATATGTCGTACTAGCAGCTAAGTTTGCACTAGCTGACCATGATAACCCACTACCATAAAGATTTCCACCTTGTCCTTGGCTTGCAGTATTTTCTGCTGTACTAATATCTACTCTTGGTTGACCACGATGACCTGTTTGACCATCTTCTGGAAATGGATCATTTATAGAAGCTGATATACTATAAGTTGCTTGTTTATTTACTTGAAAGCTATACCAGACAGGTCCTTTGTCTGATATACTAGATGAAAGAGTACCACCACCAGTATTTAAACCAAACTGACCAGAGCCTATTCCTGTCCAAAATCTATCTGCGAAATAAGTATCCACTGTGTATGGAACAAAACTAGGTTTATTACCCGTTTTATCTGTTACGCTAGAAGCTGTTGCTGTTTCGGAAAGACTTCCTGCACCACCTGCACCGCCATTACCACCACCGCCACCACCAGCTTTGATTGTACCATTATTAACAAGAGTAACTGCAACACTTCCAGCAACTTCAAGAGCATTACCACCTGCCGCTCCTGCCGCTCCACCAGCACCTTCTATACTACCATTATTTGTAATAGTAATAGAGCCAACACCATTGCTTTCTATTGTTAAAGCAGCATTAGATGTACTAGTTGATCCAACTGTTTGAGATGAATCTATGACAATTTGTTTTGGATAGTCTACTTCAAAGTCATCTCCAAAAACACTATCTGCACTTTGATTTGTGGCAGTTGATGAGTATGTTTTTTTAAAAGCTCTTTCTTTACTATAAAAATCATTAAATGAAATTGTTCCAGAAGTAGGCACACCAGCCGACATATTTGTTGAAGAATTATTACCAGCATTAGCACGAACCAATGAACCACCAAGATAGAACTCACTTAATCCTCGACTTGGTAAGTTCGTTCCAGGATTGTATTGTTCTTCAATATCTTGAAGTGATATGGCTCCAGATGCTTGTAATGCTGCCATTATAAACTTGTTCCAAACGCTGTTATATTATTTGCTGATGTTACTGCACCATTAGATCCTAATTTAAATACAGTTGTGCCATTATATTTAAACAATAATTCATTATCACCAGTATCTAATGATATTGCCCATTTACTAGAACCAAATAAAATTGCGTTGCCATTAGTATCCAAATCCCCTCCAAGCTGTGGACTCGTGTCTCCTACTAAATCTGTTGGAACTGATGCCACATTCGCATTTGCACCAGTGCCGTCAGCAAAGATTATACCAGAGGTGTTAGTGGCTAAAGCTACTGTGGTCCCTGATCCACCGCCTTGTTTTACTGTAGCAGTTTGATTAGTTGAGTTTTTTATAAAAAACCACTTTTGTTGATCGTTAGGATCTATGGTTAAATCAAACGCACCAGAAGGAGAACCAGATAAAACTAAAATTTTATAGTGTCCTTCTGATAAGGTGCCATCACTTGTAGTTAGAGTTTTATTACCAGTGATAGTTAGAGTTACAACACCATTTAATGTTCTATCTACTATATCAAGATTGTTGTTGGTGGTATTACCCCAAGTACCCGCTTGTTCACCTGCACCTATTTTTTCTATGCCAGTATTTGATGTGTATGTACT